AGATCCTCCATGTTTGTTGCATGGTAACCGATTTTATTTTTATATATATAATCTTCGAAAGAATTGTTATAAGTTTTCTGTATGTAGTCTTTAACAATCCAATCTGGAAAAACAACAGGCTTGCCTAAAGACCATGCTTCATAAATGATGCTACTACAATCGCTAATTACAACATCTGCATTTGCTAATCCTTGTAGCGTAACTACACCTTTAGAGTTAGCTGGATGCAAAGATGTTATGGTTTTAAACTCTTTAGGCATATTTTCAAGTAGTTGCATAAAGTTAGGATAAGCTGATGCACCTTTCCTGCCAGTCCATCCTGGTAAGTTATGTGTGGGTGCATATAACACAACAGGCTTATCGCTGCTTTCCTTAACAATCTCTCCTTGAAAAATAGGATCTAGTTTTGTATATCCAACAACTAGAATTTTGCTTTTATCTAACCCTTGGCGGATCATTTTGTTTACCCACGATGGTCCTGAAACACAAACGTAGTCAAATACTTTTACTTTACTAGCGTTTCTCCAATTCTTATCTGCTATCCCATGAGAAATAAAAACATTTGTACCCGTCACATTGATCTTCTTGAAATAATTTCTGGGCTCTAAAAAGAAATGCACATTAATTGCATTCTTCATGCAATCGTTCGTTTCATAAAACTCAGGTAGGTATTTTTCGATAGGATCAATTAAGCTTCTAACTACACCTAGGTAGAATGCGCCTGTGTTACTCATAACGAAATTAATAGGCTTCATCTGGCTATACACCTCTTACTCTGATATTCTGTCCATCAATTAACTCGCCATGTAAGCTAAGATAATATATTAGTTCTGCCACTTCCTCGGGCTGCATAATCGTCTTCGGATCTTCGTCAGGAGCTAGCTTTTTGCGAAGTTCTGTTGCACACCTTCCAGGAGATAGGCAGTAAACCAGGATATTGTATGGTCTCAATTCCTCCGACATCGACATTGAAAAGTTAATTACTGCGGCCTTTGATGCAGCGTAAGCACACCACCCAGGCTGTGGTCTCATACCAGCAGTTGAAGCAATATTGAATATTTTACCGCCAGTATTCTTTGCGTACTTAACAAACTCTTGTGTACAAAAAAATGTGCCGCTTAGGTTAACATTGATTGTCTGATACCACTCTTCTGGGCTTATCTCTAGAATTCCTTTTGGCTCCACATACCCGGCACAGTTAATCAACAGATAAGGAGGGCCATACGTATCTACTATCCTAGAAAACACTTCTGAGATTTGCTCTACGCATGTTACATCAGTACAGTAGGTTTCAACGTCGTCTATGTATGTTCTCGACAAATTGATCACTTTAAAATCGTCCTTAAGCCGTTTGGCAATAGCGTAACCTATTCCTCTACTGCCACCGGTAACTACCGCTACTTTCATTTGACGTCGCCTCTGTTCTTTCTACATATCGCCTCTGCTATCTGAATATCAAGCGGAGTAGTAATTTTGATATTCTCCTCTAATCCATCTGTATAGTACGGCGTAATTCCCAGTGTGTCCATAACCAGTGTTGAATCATCAGTATATCCGTTATGGCTGGCCAAATAGTGAGCATTTTTCAGATCTTCAAGTCTAAAGATCTGTGGAAGCTGTACGTTAACCAAATCAGATCTGTTTAATTTTGAAAAGTTGTTTTTATCGCCGACAGTGAACGGAATGGGTATACAAGGAACGACCACAGGATGTTGCTTTGATTTTTCAATAAGATTCCTGACGTGCTCTTTGTCAATGAAAGGCCGTACTGATTCATGAATGATTACATATTCTGAACTACAATAGTGCAAACCGTTGAAAACAGATTCCTGTCTGGTACTGCCTCCTGGGACACATTGTGCTTTGGATATTCTATAGTGTTTCAGACATTTTTCAAAATCAACGATTTTGTCCTTCAAAGAAACGACGATGATCGAATTTATTTCGTCCATAGATTCAAATACTTCGAGGGCATAAACCATGACAGGTTTGCCCTCTAAGAGGTAAGACTGCTTAGGATATCCAAGACCAGATCTAGAGCCGACACCACCAGCTAAATAGACTACATTATATTTCATAATAACTCCTCTATCTCCCTTTGTATTGTGTAGAACCTGGATTCCCATGTATTTTCAAGTGCAATTTGTCTAGCAACACTGGAAACATTAGGAATGCGTAAAGCTTTCTCTATATTGGCGATGAATTCATCGTGGTTGCTACTTGTCAATACAACGCTCGGATATGCCTTGCACTCCGGTATGTTTGTTGTAACAACAGGTTTGCCAGCAGCCATATATTCGTACATCTTGATAGGATCAGCAGCAATACTAGTTCTGTTGATCGTAAAAGGAATAATACCAATATCGATATTGGCATAGTAATTTGGCAATTGTGTGTAGTTCCTTACACCTAAATACTTAGCGTGCGCTGGTGGTTCCTTTCCGAATTTAGGCCCTATAATAACTAGACTAAATTTCCTAGAGATCTTATCTAATAGTTCTGTATCAACCCAGCTGCCAAGAGCTCCAATGAATCCGACTATTGGACGTTTAACGCTTGCAAACTCGATAGGTAGTGGATATATCCTAGATCCTATATAGACTGGGTCACAAGCATTTCTTGCCATAACCACCTTCTTGCCGCATTTGGAATGCTTATCAAATAGTGCTTGTGAAGTTGTAAAAACTATGTCGCTTCTTTTGATCATACTGTGTTCGTATTTATCCCAATCTGGAAAATCGTCAAGACAGTCGTACACTGTCACTTTTGCTTTAATTGGAACATCATGATGATATGCCCACGTTACCCACAACACGTCAACCTCTCTGAACGTTCTCTTAACCAAATCCCAATCATGATGAACTTCTACATTAGGAAATACAGTAACAGGTGGCATGCCTTTCTTTTGTGTTTTATTGACATAGATTACTTTCCATCCGTGTTTAGCGAACTGAGACAATATCTGCTGAGGCCGCTGAAACATCCAGCTCCAGTCGATGGTTGGAGGATATAGGATTATTCTTTGTTTATTTGAACGTACATCTGGAGCCGCAGTAGGACATTCTTCAGGATGTTCTTCAATTAATCCTTTCAAATAAGATAAGAATTTACTATCAAAGCTCTGATAATATCTACCATCGATTGCTTTCTTACCACTCTCGATAGCCTTGATACAATCAGCTATTCCTTTTTTAAGAGCCTCTATTTCCAATTGTATCCCCTCGCCCCGCTTTGATTATTCTCATCTTAACATACTCTACTGTCAACTCCTTTGTATAGTCGATACATATAAGAGTGATGCCAAGTTTCTTGCATAGTTTTTTCTTGAGACGGTCACAAGTTTTAAGATATTGAAACTGTTTCTTGTTTTTAAAGAAGAATTTGTTATATCTACTGTGCTGTGATCCCTGGTACTCAAAAGCTATATTTAAATCAGGATAATAGATATCCAGCTGCATTGGTTTCTTCTTCGGACTCATCAGGAAAGAATAATAACCATTTCTTATATAGTACTCGCCTGGATAGATCCGCTCTAAAATCTCAAAAAGCCTGTTCTCGCGAACAGGTTTAATTCTCTTTGTCATTACAATCCCTCAATAGTCCTAACTTATCAGCTTTCCTCATTACCTTCTCGATGGCAGCTTTCCGCTTAATCCATATTGAATTTCTATGGAAGCCAAGCTTCCTTGCTATTTTGACTTCTGACATGTTTTCCATATAGTATAGTTTTAAAATTAGCCGCTCAAGAGGGGACAGATCTTCGAATACATCACTGCAAGTGAGTCCGTAAATCCAGCTATTGCTGAGCTCTTCTGTATCTGAAGATATCTTGCTTGAGTCAATGGCAGACACATTGCTGCAGTAAAACTTAGAGATGGACCTGACAAGTTCGTCATCAAATTCACAAATGACAGCAGTGCTTATCGGGTTCTTAAGAACTTCTTTGACTACTCTTGAGACTTCATATGGAAATGACGCGGCAATATATGCACAGAATCCTTTATCGACTTTGTACTTGTGGATAGATTTGAGGAAAATAACAATAAAGTCATGGTAAAGATCTTCTTCGAATATTTGGCTATATGCGCTGTTAATAATATAGAGGGTTTTGTGGGCGATTTCTCTTACCTTTTTGGATTGGTAGTGTCGTTTGAGGGCCGTCCTGATTTTTTGATCAGAAATAAATAGGCTTATAAAATTTCGCGATTCATAATCACTAAAGTTAAGGATGCCTTTTTTGATAATTCTAATGTACTTATTAAATAGTGGAGCAAACATATCGATTAATTGATTGCCAGCATTTTCGCAGTCTCCTGCTTGATATTGCTTAACCAATTCTTCTATCTGCCGATAGCGTTCCTCTGAAAAGATCATGGCTACTCATCATCCTCATCGTCGTTGTCGTAGTCGTCGTCTTCGAAAAATTCTAACCCTTCAAACATTGAATTGATGTCAAGCTGATCGTCGCTTTCTTCCTCTGTTTCTCCTTCATTTATCGCAAACCCAAGATTCTTTTCGAGGAACTTGCTTTTTAGCTCACGAACATGCTGAACATAAGTAGAGTATAATATGTTTATTACCTGATCAAGAAGTCTTTGTTCAACTAATCTCCTGAGATCTTCTACTTTGTCTACCTTGAATCCGACGCCGCCCAAATTGAATTCAATCATGTTG